TCGGAGTTCTTGTATGTACGCTGTACCAACTCTACCGTCGTTGAAATTACTGCCCCCGTCGTCAGTGCCAGTAGGCAAATAACTGGAAGGGATACGTAATGCTCTAAAAAGTTTATTTGTAAAATATCGTAAATCATCAATTTCTCCTAGGTTCTGACCACCTTGAAGGATTTCAACCTTTGATCCACGACCTTCTGATGTTTGTGGGAAAAAGTAGTCTTCATTAATACTTAGCGGATTATAAGATGAATCAATAACACTGGCTCCGCCTCCTGTGACAGAAGGAATGCGTCGTTGATTAACTTCATTTTTAACACGCTCAACAAAAGACATAGCAAGGTGACTTGGCATATTACCCACGTCAATATAAAAAACACGTCTTTCAGGAGCACGTTGTACACGGTAGATAATAATAGCATCTTCTAATAGTTCCTTTTGTTTATAAACTTTAAAAATACTTTCCATGATACTATTACCAAATGGAAAATTATTATCAAGTCCTTCACTTAATGAAAGGTGTACTACGTGTTTAGCATCAATAGCATGTTCGTTTTGTGTTTTATTAAATCTACTTGCTGTAGATTGAGGATACATACCTACCATACCGCGTTGCTGTGCTCCGCCAGTACCGTATACTTGTCCACCAGGTAGAGCATTTTGTCCGCCCGGATTAATCATTGTTGCGCTTAGTGCTTGAAAATTAATGTTCAAGTCACGAATAATGTATTGTTCAGGCTTCTTACCTTCGCTTTCGTTGACAATAATACGGTCAACTTTGCTTGGATCTACATACATCCATGCTAGTGTTTCTGGATCGCGAATAAAGAAACTATCGCCAAATTTGAAATTGTTACGAACAATTTTAAAGATACGATTTGTAAATTTGTTTAGTTTTGTCCACTGCTGTAAGTACTTAGAGATAACTTTTATCTCAGTTTGTGTGGCTTGATCTTTAAAGAAAATTTCAAATGGTGTGCCGTTCTCTTCGTTTGTTTGCGAACAAAACTCAGCAAGGATATCTAAAGCCGCATTGACTTCAGAGTCGCTATCCATTGTGTCGTATTGTTGATATCGTTCTAATCTGTTTGGATGTCCAGAGTATACATCTGGCAAATAACTAGAGTAATTTGAACGACTTGCGCCACCGCCGGATCCAGAACCACTGATAGGGCTTAGTTGCCCTGATGGTGTCGATACGGGTGTAAAATATTTTTTCCAACTCATATATTATGTCTTTAAAAGGTTACCATTTAATGCTCTAATAGCATCAAGCATTCTACGTTCATACTCCGCCATTGTCTTCAAGATAGTAACAACGTCTTTGTTATTTAAGTCAATAGCAGGGGTCTCCTTAATTTCCGGAGCCTTCTTAGTATCTAGAGCAGTAGTTGATTTGGTGTCTTTAGCGGTATCTTTTTGTGCGTTTGGTCCTGCTGATTTCCATTCATTTGGAGGATTTTTTAGTAGGTCATTTACTTTTCCTACCATGTCTTTAGGAACTTGATTTATACTATTTTTGCCAGTATATACACTATAAGCCCAATCTCTAGCAACTTTATCAATTGCTTCTTGTGTATTGGCGGCCGCTGCCTGTGTTTTGTTAGGTTGTTGGGAAGCAGTCGGTGTTGAAGCCGATGTGTCTTTGCCTGCGCTGTCTTTCTTACTAGAGAATAAATCTAATATACCGCTGGCAATATTTTTAATACCGCTAATAACTCCGTCTAAAATACCAGATATAGCATCTTTCAAACCTTGCCACCCATCGGCAAATATCTTAACAATCTTTTCAGGAAGACTCTTGAACCAATTAATAATACTGTCTAAAAATTTCTTAGTCCACAGTTTAATATCTTCCCACATCTTAGGCCAGCCTTGGCTAATCCAGTCGACAAATTTTACAGCCACATCAATGGCTGAACTAACGGCATCAATTAAGAAACCAAGTGTGTCACCTAAAATTCCAAACACATCCATGATACCGTCAATGATAGCAGTACCTACAGGCCCTTGGACAATTTCAAGAACAACACCTGTTATCTTTTTAAGAAGGTCTACAAATTTTCCAAATGCTTCCTTGAGTTTTTGGAACCCTTCGCTCATTAGAATCTTTTTAATTATTTCTCCAACAGATGCTGCAATGTCTCCTAGTATTTCAAAAAGTTTTTTCAATCCATCTGATAATGCTTTTCCTACACCCGCTCCACTTGGTCCACCTCCGCCAAAGGCAAAAGAGATACCGTCCATGATAGAACCCAATGCTTCTTTAAATTTAATAAGCATTCCGCCGAATGACTTGCCTATACCTTTAAAGTCCATAGCACCCATTAGATCGTGAACAAACTCTAATATAGGTTTAAAGAAGCCCACAATATTGTCTTTAAGAGATTTAAAACTTATTCCACCGCTTCCGCCAAAAGCGTCGGCAATGCCACCAAAAAAATCTTTAAATGGTTTTATAATATCATCGACTCTGATACCGCCAAACAATGTTTCAAAGGCAGGAATAATAGTTTGATCTAAAAGTTTTGTACCAAAGTCTAGACCAATTTCAAAAAACTTTGTAAACACTTCAACAATTTTTACAACAACAGGGAATAGTTTTGCCAGTGCAGCATTAAGTCTATCCATTAAGCCTGCTTGATATTTTGCTCTTGCTTCTGCTTGAGCCGCTTTACCTGCTTCGCTCTTCTTACGCTTTTCTTGCTCTGCTGTAATTGCTTCTTGTTGTTTTTGTGCGTCTGCTTCAGTTTTAATACCTTGTCGATCTAACTGTGCTTTAGTTTGAAGTCCGTTGTTAACAACTCCTTGTACAGCATTAGCCTTGTCTCCCATAGAGATAGCCGCCGCAGTGGTTTCTCCTAGATCATCTATAGCGTTTTTAGCCGCTATCTGACCTTTAATACCATTTTGAACAATTTTGTTTTCAGATTCTTTGTAGGTGCTGTTGTCTTTAACAATGGCCGCGTTATCTTGAACTGCTGCATTGGCTTCTGGCATCATAGCCGCAAATGTTTGTGCTTCTTTGGTCATAGGAGGCAACCCTAATAACGTAGAATTAAGAGCATCGGCTGCACCTTGACCGCCTGTACGTAAGGCATTAGACAATGCCTTTTCATATTTGTCTTTTTGATCTTGTGTCATGGTTGCTAACTTGGCCTGAACTGCCGCATTAGCACTAGCACGTTTCATTTCGTCTTCTTTTTGTTTTCTACTCTTACCTTCAAGTTGAGCCGACATGTCCATTTCAGTAGCAAAGGCCGCAACCGATTGTTCCATGCGTTTCTGATCTCGCAGTTGATCAGCACTAAGTCCTCCGACTACAGTTGCGTAAGATCCTAACAAACCATTTACTTCAGTTAGACTGTAACCTAGACCTAACAAGCCTTGACCAACTTCACCTTTGATCAAGTCTGTATTAAACTTGACTAATTTTTTGGCTCCGTCATCTGCGCTCATACCCAATTTGATTAGTGCCGGACCATTTTCTTTCATGCTGGCTGCAAACTCACTCATGCTTAGACCGGTACCCATTGCCGCTTTTCTAACTTCAGTTAGGCTTCCACCAAATGCCGCACCGGCATCTGTAATCTGTTGATAGGTATGTAAATTTGCTTCTAATTTTTTTAACTGAAAACTTTCTGCTTGGGCAATCATTCCCAAGATACCAGGTAGTCCACTTAGAGAATCAGCAAATGAAGATAACTTACCGCTACCATCAATAGCAGTTTGTGATAATTGTTTTTGTGCTTCCCATACACCTTTACCAGTTGCTGATATAGCACTAAACGCTGTTGATGCTAGACCAATTGCTCCATGTAAGGTACTGCCTAATGCTCCAGAAACGGCATTGATAGATTTACCAAATATGCCCATTTCTCTATTAGGAGGTTGACTTCCTGCTCCGCCGCCCCCAGCACCTGCTCCGCCGCCCCCACTACCTGAAGATAGTTTAGCCGCTAGTTGTCGTAGGACAGCAGTTTGCTCTTGATTACTGGCTAGCAGTTCTGATAACGTGGCTTCGGATGCGCCGTTCATATGTAAAAACCCTGGTTATATGCTAATATAAATAAAGATACTTAGACATAGTTTATTTATTGGAGAAAAAGAATGGCCAATTTTAAGGCACCGTTAAAACAGAACCCGTTGAT